TACTGTGAAACATCATCATTAATAATGTTTTCTAAATACTGACGTTTTTGATAACCAATTAAATGCTGTGCAACTCTTTGTTGACTTTCATCAAAGTTATCTGTATCTAAATCATAGAAGTCGCCAAACTGTTTTGCTTTATAGTCTAAGTTTGCAATTAATCCTGACTGTGGTTTTTCATTTAAACGTTCCCAGAATTTAGCATCAAATACATCTGAACCTGTTACTTTTACTTTAGCAACATAATAAAATTCTTTATACTTAACTGTATCGCCTATTGCATAATCTTGCCAAGGTTCCCATTCAGTAACTTTAGCATCATCAAAAACAAATCCTGGAATATTAAATCCACCAGTCCATTTATCAGTTCTGTATCCTAATACTTTAATTCTTTCTTGTCTATATCCTGGCTCTAAATCATAAATGTAATCTTTGAATACAGTTGTGTTATCAAGTAATACAACGTGTTCAATTTGTACTAAAGGAATCTTAACAGCATAAATTCCGTCTGTTGTATTCTTTGTACTAATTTCCATATAGTTGTCGTTATCTCTATATGTGTTAATAAATGCTTTTAGTAATTTTTTACCATCTGCTTTAAACATATTGTAACCATAGAAGTTATCAAAAATGTTATCTGCTACATGGTTCTCTCTAGCAAAGCAAAGTCTGTTTGCACCAGCACTTAAAGTTATTACACTATTTGCCGCCCAGTTCTGTGTAGTCCAGAACATAAATTCTCTTGCACTTAAAGACCAATCTTCAACTTGATTAATTTCTGTATTGTATTGCTCAAATCTAAATCCTACGGATTTTAAATATCTTTCGTAACCTAATATAAAGTCAACTACTTCTTGAATAGTTCTAAACATTGTACCGTAAGCTAACTCAACCGGTTCGTCATTAATTCCTTCATTCCATTGTCTATGGAAAACTGCTGTTCTTCCACCTGTTACAGGAAGTTCTGCTAATTTTACAAATTTAGTTTGATCAAATGTGTCCTCGGCTGTATGTAAAGTTTCAGTCATATAGTATTGACCACCAAACTCTGCAATTAGTCCTGGGCTATAAGTTTCTCCACCTTTCCAAGTTACATAATCTTCAGAAGTTCCTCCAACTACTACTGTTGGATCATCTGCTAATGAAACTGGAGTAAAATATTTAAAGTATGGATTATTATAATTGTAACCTCTAACAATAAATCCTGATGGAACTTTTTCTATAATTACACCACTATATGGAACAAGGTCAATTACACTACTCTGGTTAAGGAATACTTGATAGTTTTCATCTGGAACAAATACATTACCTTCATTAAGAGGAGTTCTTGAATCAAGTAATAATTTAAATTTATTCTTATCTGTGTATCCACCAATTTTTAATCCTAATTGGTTAGTAACATTTTTTAAATCAGTTTTATATTGCGTGTAATACTTAATAGTCTTGCTATTCATGTATTCAGCAACATAGTTAACAAACCCTGAAGTCATTACTCTTGATGTATCTTCTGTTGTATTAGGAAATACTAAATCTTCAAGTCTTAATCTTTTATTAGTTGCACTATAGATAACTTCTTTTGCAGGATTACGTTTAATTCTTGCTCTATCAAATCCTAGTCCCATAATTTTAGTTGGTTGGTTTAATAACCAAGCTATCATTAATGCAAAAGGATATTCTGAACTTCTACGCCAAGCTGTTTCAGTAGGTGATTCATCACCAAACACAAATGGATTTTGTGTTCTATTACTAATATAATTTTTTGCATAGTTAGAATCTAATGGACTTATTAAATCTCCAGCATCGTTAACTGGAATATGCTTTGTAATATTTGCTCTTGCATACTTACTATTATAAGTTACAGGCTCATTAGGTATTCTATATGCACCCTTCTCTATGTCTTGCCATAGAATTTTGTTTTCACTTGTATAAGGTGCCGCACCATAAACAGTTTCCCACCAAGTTGGTTGTTCACTATATCCTAATATTTCCCAAGGATGTGAATGAGGACGGTCTGTATCATATGCTTCTTTATATACAGCTCTCCAATATCCAGCATTCTTTTTACCTGTTGGTGAATTAGTGTTGCTGTAATTAAATGTAAAGCTGTTAGTTCTTTCCCAGAAACTATAATCTGAATAGTCTGGACTTCCTAATGCATTATTCCATTCAATAAACTCAGGTAGTAATGCTTTATCTCTTGCCCATTTAGTAAATCCTGTATCTCTATTTTCTCCGCCAATGAATTCGTGTATATTGATCATTGTAGCGTCATAGTCTACTTTAATATTATTGTAAATTCTTTTTTCTAACTCTAATAATAAGTCATCTCTAAAGTCATTGTATGCAACAAATATATTTCCATCGTGTCCTTGTATAACTTTTACAGGAGTTTGATAAGTTGTATCTGTAAATATCTCAGGTTTAAATTTAGGATATAAACCTAATTTAGTTGGCGTAGCTGGAATATATGAACCGTCAGTATTTTCGTATTCGTATATGTCAATAGTATCACCAACAACTTTAGTTTTTGTAATTGTTACAAAGCCACTATAATTACTTTCAAACTTATAATCTGTTCCATGAATAAGTTGTACTCCGTTTATATAAATGTTTACAGCTCTATTAGTACAAGTTGTAAGGTCAAATGCTTTGTTTAATGCATAATATTGTGTACTTGCGTTTTGTACAACGTGTGTTGATTTTTTAGGACTTAAATATCCAATCATGTCACTAAAGTAAAATGACATTTCACTGGAATTATACTTGTTAAGTTTTTCCATCACTTTATCAAAGTGAATTTTATTTTGTCCGTCGAATCCTAAAGTATCTGCTGTTTGTAAAAATAGTTTTCTAAATTTACCATATTCTTTTTTAGCATATTGTAATGCTTTGATAATGTTAGCATCTTTATTTGTTATGTGATAGTTTGCTAAATTAAAAGGTCCACTATGCTGTACAAATTTTGTACCATAAGATGCTAGTGTTCCTAAATCTCTTAAATTACCTGTTCCTGGAAAGTCACCTACAAAGTCATCACGTAATTCACAAATACTTAAAACGTGATCATTAACTTCACCTAACGTAAAAGACCCAATGTTATTATTAAGTGGGTTACGTTCTAAGTTTGATGCTAATTCATAAACACCATTTGCATTTTTCTTTGTAGCACTTTTAGTTTTAATTACAAGTATATCGTCTTTTGTTAAATCATTAGTAAAAGTAACGTATGCAATTTTATTAATTCTATTAATTGTATAGTCTGTAAGATTTTTCTTTCTTATATTGTTTACATAAACTCTTACCCATAAGTCATTAAGATCACCACTATTATTATAAACATCAATTGGAAAGTCATTGTACTTTGTATCAACAATATATTGTCTATTAACTAACTGCTTACTATCTTCATAGCCTTTAGTCCAACCAGATGTATATGTAAATGTAGTTCTATCTGTGTACTCTCTTAAAAGACCTACTTCTGTTTTTGCTGTTGTATTTGCGTAAGTAGTTTGATACGTAAATGTATCTTGCAACAAATTAAAATCAAATACAATATCGCCTGTATTTTCTAATGCTCTATATGTTAAAGGAAATCCTAATGTAGTATCATTAGCACCTGATCCTTTTTTGTAAGAGAATAATTTAGTTCCTGCAAAAGTTGAACCTGGATAAGTTGTTGCATCATTAAAGTCATTTCCACTTTGGTCATACAAATCAAACGTTGGTGCTTGGTTAACTGCTGTCTTATCTTGCCCAGCTTTCCATTTAGTTCCAGTATAGTACCATACTTTACCTTTGTAGTCTGTACCGTCTGTAATTAATACTGTTTCGTTTTCTAATGGATCTGTATCTGCTTCATCTACTAAACTAATTTGTCTTACGTTATTATGTGTAATAAATTTAACTTTAAAAATTTTACCTGCAACTCTTGTGTCAGGGTCAGCAGTAAATAAAATTCTCATTCCGTCTGCAACATCTACGCCATCAATGTTATATCCTAACGAACCTTCAATAGTTGAAAATACATCTTTAGTATATGTGTCTAATAAGTGAACATCACCTTTAGCATAAGTTCCGTAATTCCATAACTTTAGCTTTGCACCAAATTCAATAATTGGTCTTGTTGCTCTACCTGTTTGATTAACATCACTAGGTTCGTCATTAATTAATGCTGTTGTTTCTAGTACTGACTTATGGAACCATTTGTTATATCTTGCCCAAGCACTTTTACTAGTTGATGCTCTGTTCTGTACAAGGTAATCTTTGTCCGTTGCCCAGGCGTTAGCATGAGAGAACGGAGCTCTATCAAACTTTTTACTATCAAATAGTATTGCTTCACTAGTGCTTACTGTTCCTGGAACTTCAATATCTTTTTCTGCAATTAATTTAATTTCTTCACCAACACCTTCAACATACCAGTTACCTTCTGCATACTTGTCTGGTGTTACTGTACCTTTAAAATTAACTTTCATACCGTTTGACATTTCGTAACCGTTTGTCATTGAGTATGTTTTCTTACCAACTATTTCTGCTTCTACATCAATAGCTGTATTATCTAAAATATCATAAACTTGTATTAATCCACTTGCATTAATATCATTACCATTTACATAATATAATGTATCAGGTGCAAGTATATCAACTGTAAATTCAATAGTTCCTACATCTGTGCTATGTGTACTATCACTAATACCTACACTATAATTGTAATCTGGATCTAATGTTCTAGCAGTTTTAATTGACATAGGCATACCAGGAGTATTAATCTCAAACTTGTATGTCTGTCCTCTATATAATTTTAAAGTAGGGTTAGGAGTTTGTCCATCAGGTGTAAAAAGATATGATTTATTATCTAAATTGTCTACACTTGTAACTGTGTAAGTACTTGTTAATCCTTTTGCTTGTCCAACAACAGGAATACTTAAAGGTCCATTTTCTAACCAATAGTAATCTCTAAAGTTTGTAAACTTATCCCAATCAATATTAGGGTTCCAAGCATAATACTCTTGGCTAAACAATGTACTGTCGTTATCAACAGTACCGTTGAATGCTTTAATTTGATTTTTTAAATCGTTGTAGTCTTTGTAGAACGTTACGTTATCTAAATTGTCTTTAATAACAGTAGCAGGTTCTAATTGATAATTTTCTCTTTGTGTGCTTACATCACTAACGTAAGTATCTGCGGCCTTACGTGCTTTAGCAATTCTTCTACCATAGTAAGAACTGATTTTTTCTGCAACACCTGGATTTAATAATTGATCAAGTGTAGCACTTAAAAACTTTTTATTGTGTGCAGTTCTGAAATATCTTGGAAGGTGCTCGGCACTAGTCCTTACACGGCCAGTGTCGTTAGTGCCAGCCGGTAATGGATATTCGTTTTGATTATCATCATATGCCATTAATAACTACTCCCAGAGCTGTTACTTGAAGAACTTTGAACTGTTGCCGCTGTATAACTAGATCCACTTGCAACACCACTTGTTGATGCAGTTGTTCCTGTAACAATATTACCTGATGCTTTTAACTTACTTGCCGTAATAGCATCTATAATTGCTACATCATCAACTGTTGCTCCACTTACAAAAACTTCATCTGATTCAGATTTAATTTCATAAAGACTTCCAAATACTTGTGAGTCTTGTTTAGGAACAATTACAATGTTTACTAGATCAGGTGCAACTTGCGTCATAACATAAGTAGCCATCTCTGAGAAATGAAAGGTATCACCGAAATCCCAATTTTCTAAAGCAAAGTATTCGTCTATTGCCGCTATTACTCTTGCTTTAATGTCATTATCGTTAACAACCTGATCTGGATTTTTTACAATCTTAATATTAGCTTGTACTTGAGCATCAGCTTTAGATCCAAATAACACTTTATATTTTACTGGATGATAAATTACATCATCACTTATGGACTTAATTTTAGAAATTTCAGAACCATAGTTGTTAAACAAATTATCACTACTTGGTGGTAAAGGTTTAGATGTAATTGTATCATTTAAGTATTTTCTAAACTCTGTATCGTAAGTTCTTGTTAGCAAGTAAGTATCAATAATATTACTTGAACTAGGATCTATTCTGCTGTCATCGTCTGCGGCGTGTACATAATGAAATTTAAGTCCGCTTCTGCCTACGTATGCTTTGTAGTCGGTTGTCAATGATAATGTTCCTGCTGTTGAGCTATACACTTTAAATACATCTTCAACAACTAGATAAAACACTTGTCCATCTGTGTATGAGCTTAATGCTCCAACTAAACTTTCGTTTTGTTTTACTAATACTGCATTTGCGGAATTGTCCATGTATTTGTAATCATCAATTCCATCTGATGTTGTGTATTTTTTAAGGAACACATATTTTGTTAATGCGTTTGTAGTTTCGTCTACTAAAGTAACAAAAGTTTCAGGATCATCTACAACTCCATCTGAATCAGAGTCATAAAAACTTACTTCAACTTTTTTACTATCAACATATCCATCGCCATCTCTAAATTCTTTAGATACTTCCCAAGGATAATTTACTGTAAACGGACTTGTACTATCTGGTTGTGTATTAATACTTAATACATCAATTTTGTCTTTAATAATTTTTCCTGTTTTATTATCAAATATTTTACTTGTACTATCATAATAAAATCTAATTTCTTCGTTACTCTCAAATACATATCTTTGAGCTCTTGAAGTAACTGTGTATTTTTCACCATCAGTTTCAAACAATACTAACCAACTTGCATCTAAGGCTTGGTCTGTAACGTCACCTGTTTTACCTGTACTAAAATCACTTGTAATGTCTAAGTTATTTTCTGTAATCATACGCCATTGTCTTAATGCACTATCATATCTTAAACCAAATGTTTTGTAAGCAAAAATTTGATCAGTAATTTGTGATTGTACATCAGTTAATAACGTTTTACTAAACTTAGGTTTTAATTCTGAAAGAATTGCATCGGACGGAATAATATCATTTAATACAATTGGTCCTGTACCATCTGTATTGTCAGTTCTTCCATCTCCTGTAACACTTACAACTTTAACCCATTTATAACTAATTGCGTTAGAATGGTCTGCGTTTCCAGACATTAACTTATTATTGTCATTAGCCATAAAGTGTTTGCCTGTTGGAGCAGTAAATTTAATTAATGTTCCAGCTTCAATATATTTTAATCCACTACTTGTAAATGTACCTACTTGCATTTTAGTACTGTTAGAATCAACAAACGAACCTGTTGATTGATTTGTTGCAGTAGTTGAACTTGACCATTTAGAACCTAAGTCAGCAACTAACGTTTTAGGAAAGTTAGTCAAATAATAATTTAACATTTGTTTTTGACTTAGAATAGGTGTTATAGTGTTTACAATAACTCCTTGTACATCTGTTTTAGTTGTAAACGTAAATGATGTTTTTTCAGTAAATGAATCTTTATAAACAACACCATCTGCACCGTACAAGTTAGTACTTGAATATTTTCCAGTAGCATCTAGTAAATCATAGTATCTTGAAATACCACTTGATGTTCTGTTTACACTTTTTACTTTAATAATTTCTTGACTTATGCTTAATGGACTAACTTGATAGTCTTCACCAGTAACCATTCTGTTCTGTGTGTAATATGTACTTGGAGCATTAGTTCTAATACTTTCATTACTTTCAGAAATAGTTGCATTGTCAACTGTATATTTTAATTCAAAAGAAAGTGTAATATTTTCTTGGTTACCTGCTTTTGAAGTGTAAGGTATAGTAGCACTAATAGAAACTAAATCTGCAGGAACAATATTATATTGATCATTTATACTTGTTCTGTAATAAACTCTAAATTGTCCTTGCGGTAAGTTACCAAACGTACCATCACTAAAAATTAAATCTACTTTATCTTGTGTTTTACTTAATACACCAAAAATATTTCTAACACTTTTTCTTAAACTGTTATAAACAATATTATTACCTTCAACTGAATCAACTTTTGTCCATTGTTCATCTTCAGCACCAATTGAATTTAATTTGTAAAGCCAAATGTCTGTGTTGTTGATGTTAGTTGCATCAAGGCTAATTGTTTGGTTTGTGCTAGGAGATGCAACGTTGAAAACACCTGTGTCTAACGTACCTTGTCTAAAGTGTACAAAGTATCCTGAGTTAGAACTTCCTGGTCCTCTTCCGTCATCTCTGTATAAGAAACCTAAACTGTTTCCTGGTAGTGGTGCTTCTTCTGATATAACACCATCATTAACATCTGTTGAAACAGCTTGAAACTGCATATTTTTACCGTCAACGTTTTTACTAAAAGTATAAACAGGAACGTCTGTGTTACTTGCATCAAATCTATATTGATATGTTGGAATACCTTCTACAGTATCTTTTTTAATTGGCTTGCCAATAATACTGTTTACTGGTAATGCCGCATTTAAAACTTTCTCAAACTGTTCTCTCCAGTTTGTGTTTGCAGGGTCATTCCATAGAACTGTTTGGTTTGATAAGTTAGTACCATTAGAGTCAACAATGTCCTCTGATGTACTTACACTTTCAAATTTAAGTAATCCGTTTGCTGTTTGGTTACGTTTTGGATTGTATGATAAGAGTCTAGCTAAACGTAAAACTGATTCTCTACGTTCAGCTAACTCTAAAAAGTTTTCTCTAGCATTTAAGTCTACGCGGAAAGCCAAGTTCTGACCTAGGAAAGCTATAAGGTCAATTAGTGCTAGATATTCACTTGATTCAATGTAGTCGTTAAAATCTTCTGGGTAGTTCTGTCTAATATAATTGATCATTGTTCTACGCAAGTTGTCAAAGTCATATGACTTGAACTCTGCGTTTCTAAATGACTGATAGACCTTTTTCCAGTCTTCAGCTAACAATAATCTGTTTTGTCTATTTGTTGACGACATTTGCTTTCCTTAATATTACTATTTATTGTATTCCGTTAAGTGCGTACTTAAAACTGTGCTGACTCTTCATCAAATTTTAGCCTTAAAGTTTCTGAAATATTATAAGGCAAATACTTCAATTCAACATCAATTATAATTCCGCTCTCAAATGAATCTATATCTATTTTGGTAGCAACTATACGTGGATCTGCATTTACAACGTCTGTAACGTTCTTTGCAATAGCTTCTTTCATGCTTTCTGTTAGAGGCTCGTATATTGCGTCCCAAATAATTGTTCCAAATTCAGGATTCATCAACTTCTCACCTTGCTTAATGTGGAAGTGATTTATTAAATCTTGCTTAATAAGTCCTATATCAAACAGCTTATTGCTGTTATTATTAGGATTAACTGTACTTGTACCTTTATAGGCACGATTAGTAGTAGTTGGTTGCTGATTAACTCCTGATGGTACTGTAATTTTTTTATATAAATCTGCCATAACAATATTTACCTATGCTTTAAACTCCTTTTTAAACACATCAGCAGTCTTTGGTGTAGGTAGTGGATTTGTTACAGTTGTAACAACATCTCTATCTGTAAGTGCAATTTTAAATGCTAACGGGTTTAAGTTTTCATGGTGTGTCCATGGTTCCATTTGTGGTGAACGTTGTGATAGGATAGGGTACATTGTGTGGCCAGGGACGCTGTGCGTAGACAGAGCGGACGCGGTAGCGGCCGTAGCCGCCTGCGGTCCATTCATATGGATATTCGGTGCGGTTTCTGTATGGTTGCCTCCGCTGAGTATATCCGTTGCTCCGCCGGCTGTAAACTTATTACCTCCGCCAGTGTTTAAATCAAATGCACTTGTAGTTGTAACTTTAGTACTACCACCTACTAATATATTTGTATCAGCACTTGATTCTATTTGTACTCTACCCTTATTAACTTTAACTCCTGTATATTTTCCTGATGCTTTTAAACTTAAATTAGCACCAGCTTCTATTGTAACGTTTCTATCTGCCGTAAAATTAAAATCATTTTTTGTGTGCATACTGATTGAATCTTCTGCAAATATATCAATCTTGCCATCTGAGGTTAATTCTATCCAAGCAGTTCCTCTGCTGTTACCTATGTAAATTAAATCTTCTGTATTGTGTAAAAGTATTTGATGTCCTGTACGTGTACGCAATCTAACTAATTCGTTATGAGGTAAACTTACTTGTCCATCAGTTTCATTTAAATTTACATTTGCATAATCTGATGCTCCTGAACTAGCATGAGTTTTTCTTAAAAATTTATCATTACCATCATCAAATACTAAACTTGTTCCGCCAAGTCTTGCTTTGAATACACTTGCAAAATCTTCCTTTGAACCTATTTTAACTTTAGGCGAACCTGGACTTTTATCTAAAGGTCCTGGTGTACTAATTCCAAATACTGCACTAGGTACTTCACGTCTTGCACTTGAACTAGTAATACCACGTGTTTCATCTTCTAACAATCCTTGTGCATAAAGATTATCAGTAAATGCTTTTTGATATGGTTTATTAAATCTTGTAGGATCACTACTTACTGCTTCTGTAATTTTTTTATTATATTCTACAACTGGTACTTTTTTACCTTTTAAATTGTCTGGAAGAACTTCTTGATCAGTAATAGTAGTTGCGGCATTACCAGGTATACTAAAGTTCATAAACTTATCACTAATACACCCTAGCCAGTAACATAAGTTAGGATTACCTTCTGCAAATATAACTAAAACTTTTCCGCCCACGTCAGGTGGAATAAACCACATACCATAACTTTGTTGAGATTCTTTATAGCCTGGATTTTTTGTATTACCGTATATAGGTGTTTGTCCTCCAAATGGGGACAAGTATTTTGCTGTAAACAATTCGCCTTCTGCAAAAGGAACGTTACCTGATGTATTTGTTTTTAATAGCTGTACAGTTATTGCACCGTGAAACTCAGGATCAAGATTATTAATAACTAGTGCTTCATATGGACCTGGTACAAACTCCGGAGCACTATACTTCGAAGTTTTATCTACGTTTGTATTTCCTTGTGGTAAACTCATTATGTTGCTATCACCTCCACCCCATCATTTTCACCGGTTTGATTATCACTTTCTTTTATTGCACCTTTATTATCTGCATCTTCTTTTTGTAATGTATCCAAGTCTGTTTGGTTAGGCATTCTAAGTAAATCTAATTCTTGTTCAAATTGACCTTGATTAAAAGAACTACGTAACTTAACAACTCTGTATAGTCCACTAAAAGGTTTAACAATCATGTCACCTTTACTTGAAAGTAATCCTCCTTGTGATACAGGATCAATGTCCCAAGGTGTTCTAAAGTTTACAGAAACAAAAATTTGTTGTTTTACATAATCCATCTGTTGGTTCTCATCATCAAACATAATAGGTCCTGAATCTGCTTGATAGTTACCTAATCCACTATCACTTAAATACCACGGATCGCCCATAATTCTTAATTGTAAATTGATTAAGTCAACGTTACTATTAATAAGTGCTTGGTGGAATGATCTTGCTATTGTATCTTTAACACCGTCTAACGCAGTACCACGCATACCTGATGTAATAGGTTGAATGTCTGTCATTCCAACTGCTTTCATAGGAACTTTAGCTTCTTCAGTTTTACCTTCTGAAGATTGATTTACTGTATCTGTTTCTTTTTCAACTACTACTTGGTTTTGACTTTGTGTTTGTTTCTTACCTTTATCCATTGGTACTGTAGTCATAAATCTATATTCGTATTTGAGATCAAAGCCTAGTTCGTCTTTGTTCTTACCT